CAGCTGAGTGCGCCGGAAATCGCCGCGAAGTATCGCCGGCACCTCAAAGCCCGCATTGGTGCTGCCAACCTCTTCAAGCCGATGTGCGCCGCTCTGGATGCTGCCCGGGCAGAACAGGGGAAAGAGACGCAAGCCCGGCACTACAGCAATGAAAGCAACATGATCGCCCGTATTGTGCTGGGTGGCATGACCGCTAAGCAGTGGGCGCAGGTGAACGGTATCGACGGCGAACCGCGCGATAGCATGAGCGCCGCCCAACTGGAACACCTCAGCTACCTGGAGGGTACAAACATCACGCTGATCGATATGGGCATGGAGTACGGCCAGCGTAAAGCGGAATTAACTCGCCTCTCTCAGCGTTGGCTGGCTAAACGTCTGGGGGCTAACGATGAATAAGCCCACCAGCACACCGTTACCAAATCACTCCTACCGCGACGCTCACGGCCAGATGGTGAACGTGACCGCTGTAGCGCATAACCGCGTGACGTTCTACCGCAAGGGCTACCAATTCCCTTGCGTGCAGCCCATTGAGCGTTTCATGAAGGAGTTCTCGGAGGTAAAGCAATGATTTTCACCGTCCAGGGTAAAAGCCTCTTTTTGGCTGGCCTGATGAATGCAAAAGCTAAAGCTTTGCTGGTGGTGTGTCACCGCGTGAACCTGTCAAAACCTGTCACATTGCGGGCCACTGATAGTGGCGTACAAAATGCCTGGCGGAGTTTCGAGACAATTACGCGCGATGGACATCACACCTGCAGTAATGTGTTTTCGGAGTCCATAAAAAAGGACTTGATGTTCTACATCATCCCGGTCTATGGTTATAACGCACCAGCAAAATCTGGTGCCGGGATTGGCGTCCTGGAAAAGTACAAGGCGACACATGACGCGCCTAGCGTCTTTTTTTGTGTCCTCACATTCGCTCACCCTTTTTTCAGCGCTGCGGTTATAATCCGTGCCGCTTGCAGAGTTATGGTGAGTTGGATGGGGGCGGAGAAATCCGCGCCGGTTACCTTGTACGCCGGTTACGCCAACCCTGTTCAGCTCACCACCAGTGAAATTGGCGTTTCCGGTGGTGGGATTAATCCCCAGTACAAGGAGGCTGCCATTGTGGCTACTACCCCTACCCAAAATCCGCAGTTTATCTGGATTATCGCCGCTGTTCGCCGCGATATGACGACAATTAAAGCCCAAATTCACCATATCGCCGCACCGTCTGAACGTGACGCCCGCCGTTCACTGGCTCGCGATCATGTCTGCTTTTTCGCTGGTCGCATCCGTCTGGAGGTGGCTCATGCGTAACAATTTCCGCATCACCGGCTACGCCGTTAATAAGCGCGGTTTAACCGTTGGCATCGGCTATCAACTCACATCCAGCGACACTAAAACAGCAATGGCCCACGCAGTGCTTCAGGCGCAGCGTGAAGGTCTCAGCCACGTTCGCATTACACGCGTACAGGAGGTGGCAGCATGAGCCTGTATAACGATTTAGTTCGCCACGAATTCGGCAAAGGCGCCACCGTTGATGAGCTGGAAGGCATTCAGAACCGCATGGATGAGGCTGTGAGTGATTTGTTGCTCGGCATTAGTGCCATTGGAAGTCTGATGTTCTGGGCCACGGACAATAACAACTACACCGAGGAGACCGCAAAGGGAGACATGCGCAAAATAGGCGCAATGCTGGGTACGGTTGGTGAGGTGGTGCTGGCGCTTAACGATACCGTAGCGAATGCGGGTGTGTGTCGTTCTGACTGCGTCAAAGAATCAAAAATGAGGGCGGGCAAATGAATATAAACGCTATATACCGCCATCCTGCCGAACTTGAGGCCGAGGCGACGCTATCCCGTGTGCAGCCTTATCCGGAAGATTTTACTCTGGCAGAGCGTACCGCAGAACGTATGGCCCGCGCTCGTAATGGGTTAGTTCATGTAATGACCGATTTATCACCATACCTCGACGTTGAGCAAGCAGTCGTTGTGCATTGCTGGCTGGATAAAGTCCTGGCGATTGTCGATATGGTCAGAATTGATGCGGAGGTCAGGGTATGAGCGATATGCAGCTTATTGATGCCCAATGTCGTGTTGAACAAGCACAGGCACTGCTCTCAATATGGTTAGAGGGCACGAAAGCATCTGAACGGGATATGCAGTTAATTTGTGCTCTGATCTCGTTACTCCAGGATGTACCAGAAACGATTAAAACGGCGGATGAAGAACTTGCTGATTACGTCTTGCGTGCACATCGGGAGAAGCGTCAATGAAACTGGCACCTAACCTGAAACATTTGCCAAAAGAAAAATTTACTGAAGCAGTTATTTTTGCTGGAACCGATGCGTATGCACATGCAAAAGGATGGGAAGAGGGCATGGGTAAACAAGTCGCTGAGGACAGAACACCTCCCATTTATCTTGGACCGAAGCAGCTGGCGGAACTGGAGAACCTGCAAATTATTGATAAAGGGCGTCGCAGTGCTCGTGTTTATCTGGCTGGAAGCATTGAGCCAATAATGATTAATGCCATTGGGGAAAAACTTGCTCAGGCAGGTGTACTGGAAGCGAAATTATATAAGGGAATTCCTGACCAAAAACCGGAAAACTGGAGGCAATATCTGGCCAGGCTCAGAGAACAGGGCGAGCACACAACGACATCAATTCTGAAAGCCAATAAATCTGCGAATAGTGACAACCTGAAGCCACATGTTGAAAGCCGAGCTGACGGTATTTTTTGGGTTGAACCCAAATCAGACAAAGATACCGGGGAAATAACTACCCGTGAAAGCTGGCTGTGTTCTGCTCTGGAGGTCATAGGCACTGGCATAGATGACAGTAAAACCCGGTATCTGATCCTGCGCTGGCGCCCATTCGGTTCGAAGGGGGATACTGTCCAGGCAATACCATTTGCTGATATTGGTGAACGCGAAGGCTGGCGAACGCTTAAGGCTGGTGGGTTGAACGTCACAACCAAAAGTGGTTTACGTGCAACGCTGGCCGACTGGCTGCAGAGCTGTGCCAATGGTGAGGTATGGCGCATTGCGCATGCTACGGGCTGGCAGTGTGGCGCCTACATCATGCCGGATGGCGAGATCATTGGTACTCCAGATCAACCGGTGCTGTTTAATGGACGAAGTTCTGCCGCATCCGGTTATACCACCAGCGGTACTGTTGAGAGCTGGCGAGAGAGCGTTGGACGTCTGGCCTTTGGCAACTACTCGATGATGACTGGCGTGGCTGCAGCGCTGTCAGCTCCTTTGATTGGCCTTGCCGGCGCTGATGGTTTTGGTATCCATCTCTATGAGCAGTCGAGCGCCGGTAAGACCACCACTGCCAATGTGGCATCCAGTCTCTACGGCAATCCTGATGTATTGCGCCTTACCTGGTACGGTACCGCGCTGGGGCTGGCGAATGAAGCTGCCGCACACAACGACGCGCTGATGCCGCTAGACGAAATCGGGCAGGGCGCTGATCCGGTGGAAGTCTACAAATCTGCCTACGCGCTATTTAATGGTACGGGTAAGCTGCAGGGCGCGAAGGAGGGGGGGAACCGTGATCTGAAGCGCTGGCGTACTGTGGCCATCAGTACCGGTGAGATGGATCTGGAAACCTTCATTGCGAGCGCCGGTCGCAAGGCTAAAGCAGGCCAGCTGGTTCGCCTGCTGAATATCCCGATGCGCCGGGCTGTTCGTTTCCATGAGCATGCCAACGGCAAACACCATGCCGATGCCCTCAAAGATGCATACCAGCATCACCATGGAGTGGCTGGGCGTGAGTGGGTGAAATGGCTGGCTGACCACCAGCAAGAGGCGGTGAACGCCGTCAGAGCAGCGGAAGAGCGCTGGCGTAGTCTGATCCCGTCGGATTACGGGGAGCAGGTCCATCGTGTTGGCGCCCGGTTTGCCATTCTGGAAGCCGCACTATTGTTAGGTAATGTGATCACCGGCTGGGATGAGCAGACGTGTCGGGATGCTATTCAGTACAGCTATAACGCCTGGTTGCGTGAATTCGGTACCGGCAACAAAGAGCATCAGCAAATTATTGAGCAGACAGAGGCATTCCTGAACGCTTACGGCATGAGCCGCTTTGCACCGTTCCCGTATGACCCGACCAGTCTCCCCATCTCCAACATGGCGGGATACCGGCAGAAGGGCGGTCATGAGACTGACCCGATGGTGTTCTACACCTTCCCGGCAGCCTTCGAAGGGGAGATCGCCCGCGGCTTTAACACTCGTCAGTTTGCGGAGGTATTGAAGAAAGCTGGCATGCTGACACCGCCGACTTCAGGCCGGGGGTTTCAGAGAAAGTCACCACGCATTGATGGGCGACAGATTCGGGTTTATGTCCTGCAGTATCTGCCGGACGATGGCCAGCCAGAGTAAAAGCACTCTTTCATGTGTGTAGATTAAGTGTTGGTTCAGTTGGTTCAGTTGCCTCAGTAGTTATATATATCTGTTTAATAAGGTTTCATGTTTAAAAAATGAACCAACATTGAGGCAACAAACTACCAGTTTGAACCAACACTGAATCAGGTACAGGGTATCAGAAGAGAGGATCACTGCGATGACAGCTCAAATTTCAGCGTATGGCCGGCTGGTGGCCGACCCGCAGACCAGAACAACGGGAAAAGGTACGAACATGACAATGGCCCGCCTGGCGGTAGCTCTGCCCTGTAATGCGGCAGATAACGGAGAGGCTACTTTCTGGTTGGGCGTGATTGCCTTTGGTAAGCAGGCTGACGCGCTGGCCAAACACCATAAAGGCGACCTTGTCAGCGTGGCGGGCAATATGCAGCTCAATCAGTGGACTGGTCAGGATGGTGGTATGCAGCAAGGTTATCAGGTTATTGCGGACAGTGTACTCAGCGCCAGAACGGTCCGCCCAGGCGGTAAAGTAGGTCAACAAGGACAGGCTACTGATGCCCTGCGCCGGGCCCAGGAGCAGCAACCGCCCGCGACCGGGTATGAAGGATACGACCAGACACCTCCGTATGACGATGATTTTTGACATGGGTATGGATCAGTAACATGCGACTGACTACAGAACAGAAGGCGGAAATCGCTCGCCTCAAACGTAGTGGTGTAGGGTATCGCACCATCGCGAATAAAATGGGACTTAAGCCCAGCACTGTGAGTAGCTTCTGCCAGCGCAGTGGATTGTTCGCTGATAATCCGGCTCACAAGGTTCTTTTCACTATCCCTGAGGCGCGCTTTTCGAACGTACCTGCGTTAACAAAGGCACTGCCGCCCCAAAAGGTCATCACTGGTCATAAGCAGACCGATGCTTATTTGTGGGTGCTGGAAGTGATTAAGCTGAATGAGCCAGCACATCTGGATGCTGCAGAGGCAGCACTTGAGAAGCTTACCATTAGCCCAAAAGACGTAGAGAAACGGTATCGTGACTGGATGGTCGCTAATGGTGCTGACATATTGCAAACCGCTTTCGGTACCTTTTTCATGGATGATCCTCAGCACTACCTCAAGCTTGCCAGGGAGAATATCAGGAAGGCCAGCGAAGTTCGTGCTGTGTTTGGTAGTTATGAAGCTGCTATGGAACCAGTAGAAGCAGAGTTGCTCATCTCACGATCTGCATTTCTGGTAGATGAGGATTTTGGGCTGACGAGGGAAGAAGTCGCCGATGGAAGTATTTCAGGTATCGAGCGATATCTGGAACTGGATGATGCTCGGAAAGATGCACATCATGGTTTCACGGATGTACTGCCTTCACCTCACACACTATCCGATGTTGTCCGCGAATTTGATTACTGGACGTGGCTTTATTGGATACGCGATGCTGCTGGGCGAGAGTTAGGTCACCAGTATTCTGAAGGGCTGAGTCAGGAGGTCTATGATCGAGAGGACTGGCTTGATACCCAACTTGCTACGATCAGTCCTATCCACCAGCAGGAGGCTGTCAGTGTACTGAAATGGCTACTCAAGAGTGATCGGCACGAAGGGCGGGATGGTATGGATGCGATACTGATGAATTTAGTGGCGGTTTGTTAAGGAAGAAGCCCGGCGCAGTGGCCGGGTTTTATTAATTCCTGTGTTTATTATGGTTTTTGGCGGCTTCAGCTTGGGTTTTTCCATATTCTCGCTTTGCCTCGCGAGCGCCTCTTTTTGAGTTCCCTTTTTTTCTTGCCTCCCACCAGTCTGGTACCGGGTATGGTTCTGCGTGTAGCGCGTCAGCCAGACCAGAAATCAAACTATATGATTGGACCCCATCAATGTGCTCTGACAATGAAGGGGTTACATTTTGCCGCAATGGATCGAGTATAAAATCTATACCTTTTATCCTTGCATGTTTTGCGGCAGGAACAAAGTCAGAATCCCCCGCGACCAAAACAATTACGTCCACTAATTTTTCATAAGCAAGGGTGGTTATATCCATCCCAAGTTTTATATCTACTTGTTTCTGTTTTATATCGTAGTAGAAATCATCATTAGTAAGTTGTTCCCAGAGCTTTTCTCCTTTCATGAGAGCGTCAAGAGAGAAAGTTTTTAATTGCCAGCGCTTATTGTCCACAAGATGCCCCAGGCGCAGAGCTGTTTTCCTGGTCTTTCTAAGCTCTTCATGTAATTGGGTTCTTAATTGGTAGGAGTCTTCGAGTTTAAAATTTTTTCTGCCAGGTGTTTTATTTCCTTGGTCAGGTAAAGGATATCTTGTTTGGATGTCAAGAGGAGGGCAATCGTAAAAATAAATTCGGTATAGCTCTAAGGGTTCACGCCTTTCTTGAGATTGTCGTTTCCCATTTAGGTGAGACACTACCATTGACCAAATTACTTTCATTATGCATTGAGCGGTCAATTCCTGTGAGGAAAAATGCTTCCTGTGTGTAGAATGGAGCCTTTGCATAAAAAAACCTGCATCTATCAAAATTGCTGCTTTTTTCATAAAAATTCCATAAAAATAGCCCAGAGCCGTTATGCAGATATTAACAATTGTCTGCGAACGGGGCTGGGCTTGGTGTAGTAAAGGTAAGCCAAGATGACGGTCCCGTCAACTGCAAAATGGTAAATTTTACAGAAGTCAAGTGATACTGGATTTATAAACATATATAAACATCACCCAAACAGCTCATAGGTCAGCAACTACCTTCCTATGCCTCCTCTACACGTCTGAGGCATAGTTTCCGGCTAACTCTGTCTTACGAACCTGGATTTGCGTAACCACCCAGAATGAACCATGCCAGAAACACTACGGCAACGATAAACACGAGCACCGGGAAGGCAATGCCTACCCTCATAGCTCCTCCTTGAATCGATTAATTTCAAGCAGGATTCCTGCACCATAACTCTCATAGCGAGTACCACATAGCAACGCAGAAATCCACGATTTTGAGCGAAAACTCATGGCTTTTGTCCGGAGATTGAACTTAGCACCTGACACCGCAGTATCCAGCATTATGCTCAGAGAAGCACAACGATGAACTGAATTAACAACAGTACAGCTATCATGATGACGATAACGGTCAGTGCAAATATCTTTGCATCCTCCATGCGACCTCCAGTGTCGGGGTATTACACCTCTTCACAGACTGGCGCAGAAGAACCGTCAGAGCTATGCGTACAGGGTATGCAGATGATATAGCTCAATATTAGATCGAAATCAGTAGGGGCGATACCTGTGTATTTATCAGGGGTACGTGTTAACTCCGTGCAACATCGACACGGTGATCCATTCGTTTCAACCTACTACAGGAATTGGTGGTGATTTTTTGCTGCTCCGATTGATGTTAGGATAAATCCGAGGTGACATAATGAGATTAGGGATATGAAAAAGACACTTTTAGCATGCGTTATTGCCACTAGCCTCTTGGCTGGGTGTGGGCCAAAGGATTTAACCCCGGAGCAGAAGCAGGAAGTTGCAAGTCTCCGTAGCGAACTGGCTAAGGCTGAACAAGAAATTGTCGAGGCTAAATCACAGCAGGGGCAGTATACTGGGGGATTAATTAGAAATCTTATAACAGCCAGACTTGAAGTCTTAGGGACTAATAAAGCCCTTTTGGAGCAGCGTATTAACGCGATTGAGTCGGGGGCTAAGATTGAGATATCTGTTAGCGGTGTTAAACCAAATCCTGAAGCAGCGGCGGCATTAAAAACTGAAATTGAAACTCTTGATACACAGATTGCCGATGCTAAGAAAGATGCAAGTCAGTACAGTGGTGGTCTGCTACAGGCACTGAAACTATCTGCTATTGCGACGCAGGAGCAAACAAGGGCGATGCTTCAACAGAGATACCTTTCGGCAACGTATGGGTTAGCTGAAGTGAAAGTACCTAATGAGCAAGCAAACGAAGCAATCACAGAAAAACAAGCAGACAAAGCAGAACCCCATTCCACCAGAACGCCGTTACTTCCACCAGGTGAAGGACCATTCGGTTTAGAGGCCGGTTTGTCTAAGAAAAATATTGAAGACATGATTGGTGAAGAGCTTGAGCCAATGGCGAATAATGTCAATCTTTATACGGCTAACTCTTTACCCAAAATGAATGCTGGCTTTGAGGCGTATGGGCTGTTGATATCTCCAACAGTAGGGCTATGCCAAATAAGAGCTCTTGGGAAAGATATTGATACAGATAGTTATGGCTTTACTATCAAGTCAAGATTTAAAGAGCTCATGGAGTCACTATCTTCTATCTATGGAAAGGCCAAGGAAAATGATTTCCTTCTGGCCGGTTCAATATGGAAAGACCCCAGAGACTGGATGATGGGATTGTATAAGCATGAAAGATATTTGTCAGCTGAGTGGAAAGGAACTGCAGAGGCTCCACTAAAAAGTAAATTAACTTCCGTATCGATCGAAGCTAGAGCAAACAGTTCTGATAAAGGATATATCTTCCTTCAGTATAATTTCAATAACTATGATGTTTGTGAAGCTGAGGTTGAAGCAGCGAAAAAAAGCTCTCTTTGAATAACCAGAAAAATGCGAGCCCTGTTATCACAGGGCTCTGATTATGTTTTGCTAATTAGCCTGTTATGTGTTCGGTAGTTACAAAAGCCCTGAAAGAAAAAGAGATATAAGGTTTGACAAAGGATTACCTGATAGCGGCCTACTTGTCAGCAATTGCTATCTGACCAGTCACCCTGGCGTTAATTGGTCTCTCTGCAGGAGTGGCATTCTTTACAAGGTGCAGGGTGATGGGCGTTGTCCTCGTCGTTCTGTTCATGCTGGTCACCGTTGCTGCGTAGCAGTTTGAGCATTACATGTAGAATCATACCGCCCCATGAAAATGCCCATATCTTATTTATAGGCAGAAACGGTGTGTTCTGGCTATGTATGGCAGGAATGGTGTGTTATGCCTATAGATAGGCAATCTTGATGAGTTCTGCCTATAAGGACTGATAGCGCTCGAAAATTGTCGTTGAGATGTACTTATGTTCGGAGCCATTGCGGGAGATAGTTAAACGCCCACCAGCCCGTGCTGAGGATTTCGGTGGCCTTCACAAAGCAGCCGGGGAGACCCGGCGCCGCATGGGGATTACTCAGCCAAACGGCGAGGCGTTCAGGTTAAAAACAAGTCGATGAAAGTGGCTGTATTGGATTAGTCTTCTTCGATGTTACGATAATGCTTTATTTACTTTTGGGGATAAGTTGATGTCAGTATGGCACATCATTGTGTTGATATTCGCTATTATCATTTATGTTCTTCCCGGTGTTATAGCCAGTTCAAGGGAGCATAAAAACGCTACGGCAATATGGGTGCTAAATATTGTCCTGGGCTGGAGCTTCTTGGGTTGGATAGCCGCGCTTGTCTGGTCTTTCACAAACCCAGGAGTGGTTAAGCTCGAACCACAGGTGTTTGGCGCGGACTCTACTGGTGGCGGTTCAGTAGACGATACTAAAAAATGTCCGTATTGCGCCGAAACAATAAAAAAAGAAGCGATATTGTGCCGATTTTGCGGAAAAGACCTACCATAAGTGTTAATCATCCAGAAATAAAACCCCGCTTCGGCGGGTTTTTTTGTACCTTTGTGTTTCACAAAGCGCAACGCTTGCCATTTATGTTGCATAAACTACAATATAAATTGACTGTATAAATATCAGGGGTAAGCAGATGAACCGATCACAAATCACGGTAGCACTTTGCCGGGAGCACCTTCAGTCCATTCGTGAAATTCAGGAAGAGGAGCGCAAGCGTTCTCCGATTGGTGTAGCACCAACGGTAAACGCTATTGCCCGCGCATTAGTTGCCAAGGGCCTTGAGTCCGTTAAGCGGGGTGGGTGATGGAGCAACTACAGAGACTGGCTGAAGTTATTGCCGAAACCTATATTCGCGATCTGCGCCGGGAAACTGGAGGTAACGTAATTACCGTTGATGGCGTCAGCGGTAATGTTGAAAAGCACCTTTTAGCCGCAGGGCTGGTGGATAATTCAGTTTCAGCAGCCAAAAACCAATACGGGGCGACATTTGAGCGTGAGGCATATCAAATGCTATTGCGGTTAATTTCACTTGATGGACAGGAGTATCGGCTTACTGAGCATGGTCGGCATGTCATTACAGTCATGAGCACCATATCGCTGAAAAAAAACAAAGTAAGAATCATGCATTGAGGTCCTCATGACAACCCTTAATTTTGATAAATACACTATTGAGATTGAAGCTGATGCGGCCAAACTTCTGGCTGGTCAGGCGAGCGCAGATACAGCTTTAAAGCAAATTGAAAACTCAGTCAAAAAGACAGCTAACTCTGCTGACAAGCTAGATAAAAGCCTGGATAACTTGGGCGGAGGTTTTTCGCGCCTTGCTGTGGCCGTGAAAGGATACATATCAATTCAGGCGTTGATGAAGCTCCAGCAGCTTTCTGAGGAATTCACGCTACTTCAGGCGCGAGTAACGCGTTTATCCTCTAGTTCAGAGGAAGGGGCGCGGAGCTTTCAGCAGCTTGTGAGTATTGCTTCGACAACCGGGGCCAGCCTTGGGGATACCGTCAACCTCTGGCAGCAACTCACCGCCACACTGAAAACCGTAGGTGCTACTAACAGCGATGTTAACCGGCTCGTGATGACGCTGCAAAAGATTGGCACTATCGGTGGCTCATCGTCTCAGGAAATGGCTAACGCTCTCAGGCAATTTATGCAATCGGTAGCGTCAGGAAGAATTCAGGCGGAAGAGTTTAACTCGGTACTGGAACAAATGCCTGAGTTGGCTCGACAGATAGCAGACGGCATGGGAATTCCGTTTAACGAGCTTCGACAATTGATGCTGGCCGGCAAGTTAGATATTGGTGAAGTTCTTGCGGCAATTGAAAAGCGTTCTGACGAGATCAACCAGCAGTTTGAGAAGATGCCTCGCACCGTTACACAGGCTACTAATGCCCTGGTTACTCAATTTGGCGTAGCAGTGTCAAAAATAGATGATGCTATTGGGGCTTCTCGCTATTTGGCGAAGTTATTGGACGGAGCCGCGCTCAGTATCAGCGTCGCAACCGGAAACGCTCCAGATGCTGTGATGCTGACTCAAAAGCTTGAGCAAAATACTGAGCAACTTGCTGTCGCTGAGTCTGATTTAGCTAAGGCGAGAAAGGCGGGCTTGGGCTGGGGAGTAAAACAAACTGAGCAAACGGTTAAGAGACTTAAGGCGGAGCGTGCCTTGATCCTAATGGCTCAGCAGGCAAGTAAAGACTCACAAAGTGTATACACGCCGTCTAAAGGGGAAACGCCAGCCTATATCACCAATCTCGAAAAGAAAACGGCAGAGAATAATGCCAACTCCATTATCAAATCAGGCCAAACAGTAGTTGATAAGCTCACCCAGCAGCGTGAACAGCTAAGCAAAGACAAGTCCAAAGGGCTAATTGATGATAAGAAATATGCTGATGCTGCTGCTGTTCTGGATAAGCAAATTGCCGATGCCAGAAAAAAACAGGATAAAACGCCGAAGAATACCTTTGCCCGCAGCGATGACTCAATAGACAGCCTGCAGCGGCAGATTGCCGTTTTGACAATGCGCTATGACGAGAACACCAGAGAGGCTGCGCAGTTTAATGCCGTGGCCGCTCTCGGAGCTAAGGCCACCGACACGCAAAAAGAGCGGGTGCGTGAACTGGCTGGACAGTTATTTGACGCCCAGCAGCGCCAGAAAGACCTTAATGATGCGATTAGCAATGACCCCGTGCGTAAGGAAAATAAAACTTATTCAGATGGTCGAGACCAGCTAAAACGTCAACTAGACGGCCAGATGATTGACCAGAAAACCTATAACCAGCAATCTGAGTTAATGGAGCAGCAGCATCAAGTCAATCTGGCAAAAATCCGTGCTCAGGAGCAAACAGCAAACCCGATAGCAGCCGCCCGCGCTGAAGTTGACCCGGTACAGCAACTGGTAAACGAGAACAACCAGAAGCTTGCCCTGCTGAGGCAGTATCAGCAGCAGGAACAGGCAATACTCCAGCAGAGCTATCAACAGGGAAAAATCAGTTACGATCAGTTCATCGCTGCCAAATCAGCTACGGATGCTCAGTATCTGGCCCTGAGAACAGCTCAGGAGAACCAGTTCAACGAGCAGATGACAGCAGCGCAGTGGCAGCTATTAAGCCAGCAGAGCCTCGGCTATAACATGCTGACGAGTGCTGTGGACGCCTTTAGCGGTAATGCCTCAAACGCAATTACTGGGCTACTCACTGGCACAATGTCAGCACAGGAGGCAATGAAGTCTCTTGGGAATACCATCCTGAACAGCGTGATCAACAGCATTGCCCAGGTGGGTGTGGAGATGCTGAAGAACTTCATCCTGTCTCAGACATTGGGCGCGGCGGCTCAAGCGGCGAATGCTGCGTCTGCCATTGCAGGAGGGGCTACGGCACTTGCAGCTTGGGCGCCAGCAGCAATTGCCGCCTCAATTGCCACTGGGGGAGCAGCCTCGGCGACAGGCTTAACCGCGTATCAGGGGGCGCAAGCTGCCGGGTTGGTAACGAGTGTGCTCGGTGGCCGAAAAAATGGCGGCCCTGTAACTGCTGGTGGAGTGTACCCCGTAGGCGAAGGAAACCTACCGGAACTCATGCAGACCAGTAAAGGGCTGTTCATGATACCCGGTGATGATGGCCGAGTATTCAGCAACAAGGATGTAACCAGCGGAGCGCCGACCATCAAGAAGGCATCAACCGGTAGCGAGTACCTTAGCCAAAGCAGCAGCAGCGGTTCAACTGAATCGCAGTCGTCGAGGCCAATAGAGGTCAATATCCAATTCTACGACCAGACCACTGGCGGGCAACATTCATTTGAAGCCCAAGCAATGCAAGAAGGTAATGTGGTGACTGTGGATGCTTTCTTAAAAGATCTTGACCGTGGTGGGCCGATGACATCTGGTATGATGGATAGGTTCGGACTTTCCATGAAAGCCGGTGGATCCTTCTAATTATGAGATAAAAGGAAATGCCATGTCTTCACTCATCTGCTTCTCTACGGATGAATTCGCAATTGTAGCGACGGATACTCTTGGCGTGGATGCCGAAGGGAATCCCTTTATCCTTACCAATAAAGCGACATATCTACCAACTATAAAAACGATTATATGCGGCACAGGAACGGGTGGATTTCATGCTCGCTGGGCGGAATTTGTAAACAGCCGCATGATTTTATTAGACGTGGATAATCTTGATTACCATGCTCCATCCACACTAAAGGATATGTGGGAGGAGTATAAGAAGGAATACAACGTAGGGGATGAGTGCACGGTTACCATCTATCATGTTGGAATCTCTCAGGCATCGGGAAGAATAAAGAGATTTGCCTACCGCTCTTCAGAATACTTCAGGTCAGAGGAAATAACTCATGGTTGGTTTTACAAACCAGAGTGCTCAGTCCCTGACGGGGAAGACATCCTGGGAATTATCAAGGCAATGATGTTTGAACAAAGGGCAATACAGGATGTAATGCCAAGTGCTGAAAGAGTTTATATTGGCGGGCAAATTAACGTCATAATCCTTGAGAAAGATTGCGTTAGGCTCATGACGATAGCCGACTTCCCGGACTTTTCATCGGTGATCAACAAGTTGTTTTAACTTGTAACTGCGTTTACTAAACCAAACCCGCTCCGGCGGGTTTTTTAATGCCCGGAGGAAACGTGGAACATGTTCAATATCCTCCGTTCCTGCCTCTGCCGCAGCGCGCCGATCAGAACATGACGCAGGATACGGCCTGGCAGACGACGCGGACGATTTACGTGCCGGCGCCGGTGGTCCCGATAAGCGCTGACCTTATTGCAGACACACCGATCCCCGGAATGGAGGTTCCGTTCACGTGGCAGGCTAGTCTGGAGTTAAACGCGAAGCTTTACTCTGCGCTGGGGCAGTGCAATCTGGATAAGGCGGGGATTAGAAAGGTAGAGGAAGAACGCCGTAGTACTTTGCAATGATGCTGCAGATTAGGATGACGATGGCATTAATTGCCGGTGCAAACGGTGCCAATGAGTTTAGTACTTCTAACATGTATACCTCCTTGGTTGTGAATGGTTGTCAGTGCTTCTCTTGTGTAACTTATGTCTCCCTGTGGCCGCTCCTACTCCGGTAACATTAAAGGCCTTAATTGGTTATTTTTTGCTCTATACTCACCACTGTTGAATCCGCGGGATGTTGGACAAGCCCTTCCTAATAGTGAGTCTTAATAGCTTCTGAGCAGTTTTTGTCTCTTATAAGAGACAAGCCCAGTCATGCCGGCCGGCAAAAACAAAGCCGCAATGACGCGGCTATGAGTGGCGGTGCCGAACATATAAAATAAGGAAGATATGAGCAAACCCGACTGGGAGGGCATCGAGACGGCGTACCGGGCCGGGGTGATGTCCCTCCGTGAAATTGCATCGCAGCACAGCATTAGCCACGTATCCATTAACAAACGGGCAAAGAAAGAAGGGGGGGAGAAAGACCTATCCGCAAAAGTGAAAGCAAAGGCTGATGCTCTGGTTAACAACAGGGAGGTTAGCAGGCAGGTTAACAGCAAAGCAGCTTTAAATATTAGACTGTACTGGACGGATTTAAAACGCGGTCATTCTGAAACCCGCGCCAGTAGCGGGCTAATAACAACAATGAGACCTGAGCCGTCAAAGTTTTTAGGTTCGTAGTACGCAACACGGTACGCAGCAAAATGAAGGTTTTTTCAGTGCGTACTTGTTTAAGTGTGTTCTGCGCGTGGCGATGTAAGTTAATGATTAGGCTTAATTATAGCGAAGAGCGATAATCGGGGTAGCGAATATGGGTATTAAAGGCAGGGGCATGAACAACATTCGGCGCAACATGAATGCGCTAGTGAGGGGCATTACCGGGCGGCGCTTACCTCGCGCAATGACAGCCGCTTTGCATGAGGCCGGACTCGTAGCCGCAATCTATACGCCAGTTGACACCAGCACGCTGATTAACTCGCAGTTTAAAGAGGTTATTACTAATGGGACGCGCATCACTGGCCGCATCGGATATTCAGCGAATTACGCAATCTATGTCGCAGATCCGACTATCCCGCAGAAGTTCACCCTGCCCAGGGCCAGGAAAGAGTTTTTGCAGCATGGTGTTGCTGATGCAAAACCGCAGATGGCGGCGGCTTTCCAACGGGAGTTATCAAAGCGCTGATTGTGCAGAAAACGAAACCGATACATGCGCAGCAATTGCTTACCCCATGAGTAGTTAACAATTATTAATGTTCTAGCGACGATTATTAGGCCGTATTCGCCGTTACCAATTGTGCAGAACTCATATTATTTCGTATTCATTTTCGGCTTTTTTTAGCGGAGATCTGAGACAATGAGAGAGCCGACGCGGGTTTACACCTCTGCGCTACCACGGATTAACCTCCAGTTTCTGGCAGATATGCAAAGAAAGCTGGTGGATTCAAGCCCGAAAACACAGATTTTTTGTGACACCGAGAGCGGAAGGGTGTGCTTCTCTCTGGCCTCTGGTGGATACAGCGCGACAATCAACGGGGTAACGCGGGTTATTGGCATCACGATCACCCGGGCAGGTTTTGGCTACCGGCGATGGTACATTTGCCCGCATTGTGGTGGCCGGGCTGCGAAATTATTCATTGGCCGGAAGGATGTAGGGTGTCGCAAGTGCTGGAGCCTTCACTATGCCAGCCAGAGTGAAGATGAGATCGCTCGCTTACGGCGCAGCGTGTGGAAGCAGAGACATAATATTTGGGGGGATGAGTACCCGCCCGCGGGCAGCCTGTTAAATAGCCCGCTAAAGTTTCCGAAGCCTGCCGGCATGCGATGGGAAACCTTCGAGAAAAAGCGCTCTAGGCTGCTAAAGACTGAATCAGCTTACTGGCGGTTGAAAGAACCGAGGGACGCTAAAGGGTTTGCCCGGGTGATGCGCAAAGCGGAGGCGTCAATTAGGTCATTTGAACGGGCATCCCAAAAGGCTACCCCATGAATACGGTAAGATCACGGTAATGTAATTGTCTATCTGGTGTTTCAGCCAACAACAGAGAGCAAACTGCTAATGACAAGAATATCTGCCGTACCAGAATCACTAGTTGCTGGATTGCGCGGATGGCCAGCGTTTCCGACTGTGTGAGTGAAAGGTGCGAATCATGAGTAACATAACGCCAGTATTAATCACCAGAACTAAGGTCCAGGAAATGCTTGGCGGGATATCCAGAACCACATTTTATCGTCTGCGGAAGAAATGGGAGAACGCAGGAACACCTTTCCCTTCACCTGTTACTGAGATTGGTACTCCCAAAGGCGGCGCACTTTATCGCTATGAAGAGGTAATGGGTTTCTTCAGGAAAATGAACCTGTTGTAGCAAGTCTTAGAAATAACATCCACCAGCTGATGGGCTTGCCTCGGGAAAAGTCAAAATTAGGTGTCATGCCTTACACAAAATTCGTCAAATTTTGATGTTATGCTCCTCAAAAATGCGTCAAAATTAGATCAACATAACGTCAAAAAATGCCGCCAGTTATAGCCACCAACCTTATACATAAATTCGTCCTTGATATCTGTGGAACCGTGCTAAATCTGGTCTGAGCATTTTTTCTGTAAGGTATGGCGGTGAACAACAATGCCGTTTGAAGCACGTAAAAATCAATCTTCCAGATTTGTTTTTCTTGATCGCAGAATGAGACGGGTAAATGCCTTTGCTTGGCCGTGAGATAACAGAGCTAACAATACAGGATATACCCAGGCTGAACGGTGAAGCCCTCGATAACCATACCCACTACAACATTCACAATGAGCTGGCACAGTCACTACAGGTCAACGAGTGCCACCGCCGCAGGATGAGCGCACCGGCCTACCAGTGGAAGAAGCCCGCCACGCCGCGCAGATAAAACAGAGTCATGGCTATAGTGCCGCCGATAACTTCTCAGCGTTGCGCCCCTGACGCTTCCAGGCGCTGTAAATGTCCTTATCCCACGCCTTGCCCGCTTTAGTCTGATAACCGGCCTCGTTGAGCCGCTCAGCGATAATGCGGCCATTGTCGAACCCTTCCCGGATGGTATCAGCAACAATCGCGATAACAGCCGCTTCATTGTACAGAGTAGGCGGAATCCCCTGCTTACCACCCGCCAGCGCAGCCGCCGCCACTTCCATTCGCTCCACCAGCTCAAGCATGCGCAGCTGTGGGTTGCTTTCTGGCTGGTTCAGTTTGCTGCGCAGGGCATCGAGCAGCCAAGCTGTTTTGTCACCGCCCGCCGCCGCTACAGCCTGATTGAATGCGCCATGCAATTCAGCCGGAACGCGGAACGCTACAAGATTGGATTTGCTCATGGGGGCCGCCATATCAGTGTTTTCGGTCTATACAGTATAACACTGTATAACGATGTTATACGGATGAGGTTTCGCATAACTGACTGTTTTCTTCATCCATCCTCACCTTGGGTGTGTGGCGCTGGTGGCGTTATATCAGAAAGGTCAGAAATCTGCCCTTTAGAATCCTGTTCGAGTAGATGTGAGAAAATCTCATATGTAGGGCTGCTGGTTATCATGCAGAACAGATCCACTCGCAGTTATTCTGTGCTGACTAAAAGAGGAGAAATCTCCTCTTTAGACTCATGGATAGGGTACATGCGGGAATATCCCGTATGTAGAACCGGCTCAGTAGCTGAGCGAGACGGTATCCAGGCGGTAGGTATCCACTCTGGTATCCACCGAAAAGGTGGTATCTGAACGGATGCTGATTGAAACAAACGCTGAGGTTATTGTTGGAAAGCACTAAGTTCATCGATATAACTCATCTCGATGAGTTATATGGCCATTTATCCATGCCTCAATTTCATTAGATGGCCAGCGGACACTGCGCCCAATCTTCACTGGATGAGGGAAAGTACCTTCGCCCATCCATTTGTAGATAGCTGTCTTCCCAAACCCGGTTGCTTCAGATACCTGTTTCAGGTCCATAAGATAAATTTTCATCGGTTTCACCTCATAAACTGGGTGCAATGTTGGTTCACTCAGCTAAATGTTGGTTCAAAATCGGGTGGCGTTGGTTCAATTTTTTGAAAAATAATCAAATAAAACAATGGTCTTTACGTTTTGAGGCAACTGAACCAACCGAACCAACACATTTTGCATGTATATAGAGAAATTTTCCGTGTGTAAATTATGAAGCGGTTTTGGACGGGTGAATATTAGCGGTATAGCAGAAAGCTCCTGGCACCCAACATTGCGCGATAAATAGTCACTGTTCGGCCATAGAAAAATATATGGGGGTACATTTGGGGGTATGTGTGATTTTTATAACCTGTATAGTTAAATTAAATCAGTCTCTTACGTGTTAATATTGAATCCTGTAGGGGCCATTTAATAATCAATCACTTATCAACTTCCTCCAGTCGCTGATTTTTCCTTGTGGGACATATTTGGGACATCTTCTGCAAAAATTTGCAAAAATTGAGTCAATTTGACGTGCGTGCTCAGTTAAATGGTTAGGTGCCAGGTGAGCATATCGACGGACCATTTCGATGATTCTAATGTCTTGTAGTATCTGTCGGACGATGGCCAGTCAGAGTACAGCATTACTGCTCTGTAATATCGAACAGAATGGTTAATGCTGGTTATAGCTGAGTGCAGAATAAGCGCTCTGCAGGAATGTGAAAATATGTTGCCGGTAACAGGCTAATAGTCATTATAGCTTTAGGTTCTGTCTGACTGGGTTAAATATCGCATTTTAAGCTGGCGTGAAGTACAGTTGTTATAGATCAATATTGAACACTATTTGAAAGCATACCCTCGATGTTCATCCACTGCCTGGAAAGATCCGAATGAACATCAAATTCGTCGCCATCTCCGTATTCGCTGTTGTGTGCGTCTTTGCATCAGATATTTCCATCGCCAAATCGAATTCCTTAAGCGATGATCAGGTCAGTCAAAGGATTATTGATGACTCTGTCGCATCCTACCCCGGTACTTGTGCCTGTCCCTTCAATACCGCCCGGAACGGCAGCTCGTGCGGTGGCCGCAGTGCCTGGAGCAAAGCTGGTGGGTACTCACCTATTTGCTACAAGAAAGAGGTAACAAAGGAGATGGTTAAGGCGTGGCGACAAGAGAATCAATGATAACGATCAATATCTGAACCAGGTGATTACTTACACTGGAATAGTAGTTTAAATAATATTAAATGATTATTTCGAATACTGCAGCCTATTTGCAGTAAGCACTGTTCTGGTAGAGGCGGCAGAGGCCACGGCGTATATCTTTTTACCTTGTGATATTTGAACCCAGCAAATCTATTTCCCCTGCCTGATAGACTTAGTGTCACCGTATCCTGTTACTAAGAGCACGGGGCTACCTACTCATAAGACACTTCCTCTTCTTACGAGGAAACCGGTTCAGCGTGTTGTGTGTGGAGACAGTACCCATCAACTCAAACTGATAACAAAAAGTTTAATTTTTTTCCCCGCCGCGCTGACTATAGTTAGGGCACTTTCACTTGCCCAATAAGGTTACGATTATGAAATTAGTTATCGCCTCCGTAATTTCTCTACTCAGCTTCAGCGCGCTGGCGGCGCCAGAGGGGACGCTCAGCGTACACATTCTTAATCAGCAAACCGGGCTCCCTTCACCGGGGGTGCAGATTGAGCTGGATAAACAGCAGGGGGAGAGCTGGCAGCATATCGCCACCGGTAAAACGGATGCCGATGGGCGGATTAAGTCGCTCTATCCGCAGGCGGAGAATATGGAGCCGGGGGTGTATAAAGTGACGTTTAAAACTGGTGACTATTTTAAAAGCCAAAATATGAATACGTTCTTCCCGGTGATTCCGGTTATTTTCAATGTTACAAAGCAAAATCAAAAACTGCATATCCCGCTGCTGCTCAGTCAGTACGGATACTCTACCTACCGCGGCAGCTGATGACCCAAGCCGCTATCCAGCCAACGCCTGCGCGGCTTCCGCAGGCGTCACGCTTTCCTCGCACCACGATGTCCACGCCTAACGCTCTGTCTCTTTCTCTTTAAAGTGTTTAACGGCTTCGTCGTACATCGCCAGCAGGCCGGAAATTTCGCCTTCATATTGCGGCACGCGCTGGGCGCGAACGAGCTCAATCAGCAGCGCATAGGCTGCTTCTTCCGGGGCCGCATGTGGATTGATCAGTCCAGACAT